ACGGCATACGAGATTACAAGGTGACTGGAGTTCAGACGTGTGCTCTTCCGATCTGGTAATATCCGTTGCCCCTACCGTTGTGAATGAACCCGCCGCTGGCGTCGTCCCGCCAATAGCAGCCCCATCAATCGCTGCAAACTCAACAGAGTCAGTTGTAGCTAATCCTTGATTTATCGCCGCCAACTTGGACTTTTCGGTGTCAGTGTAAGCGTTGGTATTCCACAGAACTGCCACCGAGTCGGATATGAATTTAATGTTTACGATATTGTATTGACCAGCAGACACGAGAGAATCCAAGGAGAATAGCGAGAACCCTGCTCCAGCCGTGAAAGTGATTGCACCGGCTCCCCCTTGTTCAATTGTGATTTCGTCTCCAGCTGAGAAGATACCAGTGTTCAATGTGGCAACGATTGCAGCGGCATTTGTCCACTCAATCCATTTACCATTATCACCAATAGTGAATGCTGCAGATGTTGAAGATTTGGTCGTAACCGAGATACCGATTTCGGCCATCTGTCTAGTTGTGATCTTACGAGAGTTGACCCCCTGTAGCCCGTGGACTATTTCTGTTCCATCCGGCTTTGCAGCAGCGGCTAGATCGTCAATTGCTTTATCGGCCATTACGCTTCGTCTCCTGAGATTATAATAGTGTCTGTACCGCTCTGCTCATCACCTGACAAGAGAACCCTATCGGTGCCGCTTTGTTCATCACCAGAAGTTAACAACCCTGTGATACCTATTTCAAACGGTAGGTTAGCATAGATAACTGAGTCACGCAAGTCTCCAACGGTTCGACGAGAAGTGATGCGAACTTCTCCCACACTGGAGGCGAATGATCCAATGCTGGTGAATGGGATTGTGTATGGAGAAGTCTCACCAGTAGATGAAAGAGTTGCGTTCAAGACACCACCAATGTAAACATCTACATCATATGTTTCAGCCTGATCTGGAGTCTCTGTTGCATCATTCTCCAGTGTGATCAAGGAAACTTCACGGTTTGATGAAACCCAAGTAAGAGTTTCGTTGGATCCATTGCTGACAATGACACTAGTTCGAGCTCCAGCTATTTGCGCGTCTCTTGGGCGAAGAGGACGGTTTGCCACTCCGGTCATTACTTGTGAAGACTCTGTTACTTCGGTCAGGTCTTGCGACTTGGGTCCGGCATAATCCAGCATCTTATAGTAGACTGTTCCAGTATCTGAAAGATCATCAAGATTACCATCACCGAATATATCTGCTGCTGTTTGGTAGACACGAGCTCCAACAGCGTGGGTGAGAGGTCGGGTGCCCAAGAGGCCACGATATACATCGTTAAGTGTGAACGTACCATCAAGATTATCAGTCGCCGAAAGGAAGCCCATCCATTCACCGTCAATATAGATGATACCAATCTCACCTTCTTGCATAACACCGACTGTTCCAGCATCTATGAATACACCGACAATCCCCTCTACGTGGAGACCAGTGGTGGAATCGAGACCAGTTGCAAATCCTTCGTCCTCACTGTATTCAGCGACCAGTGTTCCAGTAGCTAGATATTCAGCTTGATCTGGATCACGGGTATCGAGATCTCCTGAGACGATACTGTCAGCAAGAGTAAATCCTGTTGATGCAGTTGAAGGTTGGACTGGCATCGGCACAACACCAGCAAATCCATCTGTGAGTGGAGACTCCAGTAGTTTCTGATAGAACCGAGGCATTTCAACTAGATCACTGATTATGATTGGTGATGGATCATCAACTGGAGCAATCCAGCCAGAACCAGCTGGAGCGCTGAATACCACAGAGTTGATCGCGAAATTATCTTGGAGACACTTGACGACTAGACGCCCATCGAGTAGTGATCCGAAATCAAACTCCTGAACTCGCATAACAAGATTAGTGAAACCATACTCAGGCCAGTCCAGCTTGAATACCGATCCAGGACGAAGAGTGTTGGCATTCCGGTTCATTTCAAGAGTCATTCTAAACAATGGAATAGAAAGCTGCGCACGCTCACGAGAAGCGATCTGGTTTGCCAAGTCTGAGTCATAACAGAAAGGCATAGAGAGGGTTGTGGATTTCATTCGTCCGATCATAGAAATGATAGCTGCATCTTGGGAAATAGCAACAGCGGTGGACTCTTTGTCACGCTGAGGAAAGCTGATCTTAACTTGTGAAACCACATCGTCCCAGCCAGTACGAGAGAAGTTAGACACTTTGATGACATCATCCTCGTCATAGGCTGGGATAGTACCTATGTCATAATCGTCACGAATTAGTTTGAACACGATCTGTCCAGTTTCTGGATCCTGATGCGCAATTCCATCAATTTGGCGCATAATTTCTTGGATCAGTTTTGCTCCTTGGGTTTCAGCCGTAACAACGATCGATACTCCGTTGCCTTCTGCATGACAGGTGTTACCCAAGGCGCGAAGAGCGACTACATCGATATCAGCGACAGGAACACCCATCCCTCTCCAAGTATTAGTCATGATTTGGTAAATGGCTTCTGCTGGGTTCATGTCCTCACCAACAATCGCTAGTGCTGGAAGACCACCGAGATCGTTGGTGAAATTCTCCATAACAAACGCAGTTTTGCGAAGTTGAGCACTTTCACCAATGAAACTCTTGTTGAACACGATGTGGGCAGTTCCGACATATCCTGGGACATTACCTGCGCCGACTACGCTTTCCAGATAGGTATCAACTGGATTACCAGTCAGATCAAGTCCTCCTGGATAGTAAGTGCATCCACCGACCCACCCACCATTATTCTTATAACCACCAAAGAATGAAGGCTGGTTAATTGAGAATGATGTCGGAACTGTTCCTGAAACTGTTCCAGACCAGAGTAGCTTATCATCCATGTATATCTTGGTGATCTTTAGGTTCGGACCCATACCGAGAGCTAGGTCCAAGCCCATGTAGTATTTATGACCGACTACGATACGCTTTGAGCTGAACAGACCAGTCTTAACTTTTTGTTTAATTGGAACAGCTTCAAAGTCACCATACCAGATTGTGTTCGGAGCGTTCATGCGTGCTTTACCCAAGATGAGAGGAATTGGTGCATCCTCTGTCGCTCTTGGGAAATTGACGTCATTCAGTTGGGCTGGTCGTGCATTCTCGAACTCAGGCTTTGGGGTTAGCAATGCTGTGAGGAGAAACGAAATTACGAATAGTGCGAGTGTGAACCAAATCATGTCAAGGTGCTCGTAAATGGGTTCCTATCAGGAACGATTGGGAAGCCGCCAAATCTGGCTCCATTTGAGAAACGAGTTTTACAATGACCATCAAAGGCATGATCGCAGCCTTTTCTCATAGTCACAGTATCGCCGATATTCAATGTCGCGAAAGCATAGGTGACTTCTAAGGCTGTTCCGATATTTGTCATAAGCATACGACTTTCACCAGCAGGTGTGAATAGAACTCCAGCAGAAGCTTCATTTGTTGCCCAAGGAGGAGCAGCGGCGATGGTGATAGCGGTTCCCACGACACTGGAGACAGTGGTGGTGAATTGGTTGAGAGCAGGATCGATACCACACTGAGCATCGTACAGGACATGGTTACAGGGCGCTTGGAAGCGCGGCGTTGGGGTGTTACCCTGCAACACGTAAGAGAACAGCGCAGGGACGCGCATCTTGGCTTTACGCCCCTCTACAGAGAAGGCTGTGACTTTACCTGTCCATAATGTTACTGTATCATTGAGATCAGTCTCATGTGCTCTGAGAAGCTTGAACACCAAGTCTGGAGGGGCGTTCTGGTAGGCGTACTGAGTAACCAATGGATTATCAAATGGTAGAGTCACCTCAAGAGTGTTCTCCGGTTGGTTCTGAGTTCCCACTTTGAATTTGTTACGTGCGATCGGAATTGGATTGTAGACCTGACCATTAGAAGTCACACTCTCAGAATAACTGGTGTAATAATAGGATTCGTATGTCCCCAGAAACTGGTAGATCTCAATCGGTCTTCCTGTTGTGAGACCAGTCTCGTCATCTTGATAGGCCATGATGTTCCCTATTCATCAGAGGAAGTTACGCCGAAGCTGACCTCACTATAGTTCGCATAATGCCTAAAGACAACCCTATCTGTTGCCTTCCATCTTTGGAGAAAGCTGATTACGAGTGGAGTTGTATATTCAACAGTCGCTGGAATAGCTGGTGTGAAACTGATTAGACATTTACCATTCAAATCGGCGACTGCAGAAGTCACGGTGTGTTGTGTCGTGAGTCCTCCCTCAAACTCCATTTGGATATGGTTCCATGTGTTATATGGAGAGAACAAATCAGAATAGTATCCCTCCTCAACAAGGATGGATGAAGCTCCAAGAGTATATGGCTCTGAAAGAGTTAGATCAGGAAACCACGTGGACAAGAGGAAGCTCTTCTGCGCACCGCGAGTTGTATCAAACAGACTGCGCCAATAATCCATTTCATCAGGATCAGCAATTCGCTGAATAAGGAACTTGCGATCCCCCGAAACTTTTGGATGAAGGTCTCGGCTACTTAGATCACGGACACCGACTTGATTATCCAGAACATCCTTACGGAAGGAGAACGTCTCTTGGGCATCAATTAGAGGGCGACGATCAATCCACGGAATGCTATCAAACGTATCAATGACACGAGTTGCATTTGGGCGAAGAAGAGCCGGTTCTGAGAAACTATCAGCTGTGACTTTTAGAGTACCTGAGACGTTACTCATGTTCAGACCAGAACCATTATTCAACAAGCAATTCAAGGCCGGAGCCACAATCCAAAAGGTGGTAACGTCGAACCCAAGAGAGGAATTCATTGTCGCTCCATCAATCTCAACTGCTGTGACTTCACTGAGATGAATTTCAGAAGTAACTGGATTAATGAGGATCAGGAATTCACCTGCCCTAACATTGCTATCAGTATTGTTAAAGTAGATACGACTACTGCCAGATGATGCGTCGGCAGTTAGATTTGTCCCATATTGGAAAAACGGAACCAGTGATGGAACAGAGATATTTCTCCGCATTAGACTATATTGATTGATCCGCTCTTGGAACGTCAAAACATCTGAACTGAACTGCTGCTTAACACGAGGAAATCTACGAAGGGCGATACGCTGTTCGGATCCCCTGTAATTCATCATCACATCAGTTTTAAATTCCCACGTCTCACGAACTGGTATGTTGGGGATCAAGTTAAACGTGTCAGACACCAACGCAATGATACGTAGATCACCAGTTAGAGTAGTGGTATCAAAAGTCGTTACGGCATCAATAGTCGATTCACCGGGACCAATCTGAAGATTAACCTCACGAAACTCTTTATCTCTAATTACATTACCGACAATGAGATCGTAAGAAAGAACAGCACTGCCAACAGTTGTGATTGCAGTAACAGTCTCTGGAATTGAAGCTGTGTTCCAAAGACGGAACGGAATATTGACACCAATCTGCGGATTACTTAATTGCAGAACTGATGGGATAACCCAAAGGCGAAAGTTGAAGTCTGTGTGTTGGCTCGACTGCCAGCCCATGATGCCTAAGAGGAGCGTCGCTGGAGGCCAGACAGCCACTCCCATCCCGCCGAATGGTAGCTCATCAACGTCGTTGTTCGCCCCAAGTTTAGTTGGATTATTGGCGTACGAAGGAGACGCCATTGGGTTCTGACCATTGATGAATTTATGAGCAGACGAGTTTGTCGCAGTCAGTTTCCACTGCGCTGCGACGTTCTGATCAGGAATGTAATAGGCTGGCATTTATCACACTTTCTTGAAAGCAATCCCACACCGACCAGAGGTCACTGTATTGGCTGTATTCAATATAGAGTTAGTAGTATTGCGTAGAATTGGAAAGACTTTCCATGTTTCAGCACCATATACTATTTCATCTCCTGGAGCAAGCCCCTCCATTGAGCATTTTCTCACGTTCGGAAAAACACCACACCATGTCAATCTACCAGAGATACCAGTTGAGTTGATCATTAAGAATGGAATAGCAGTCATGGTGATAGTTCCACTTGCTGCTGGAGGAAAGGCTGTCCATCCAATCCAATCAATCGGTTTCGCAGGATTAGTTGCTTCATCTCTGGGATCAGTGTTCCCATTTGATACGCGGAATACTTTTCCCCACATGGAGTCTCCATCTTCGATTAATGTATCCCATGCAGGCCAACCTGCTGTTCCATTTGGAGTTGGAGCGGTGGTCGCGTTGATTATAAATGACATCGCTGCTCCACTCCCAACATTGAAATCTGCATTACCAACATTACCAGAGAATGAGTTAATTGTCTCATTCATTGAGTTCCAATCTGAAGAGCCAGTTTGACCACTTGCCGAAGTGACAGCATACCCTCGGTGACCAGAACAAGTTGCGTATTCAATAGAGTTGTAAGTCAATCCACCCTTATCGATCTCCCCAAAGGAGAAATGCCCAAAGACATCTGCGTTGGGTCCGTTCGAGAACTGCACCACGACATGAATATGATCGTTCAAAGCTGGCTCTGAAAAGATATGCCAAGCTGAGAATGTATATGCAAAGTTAGGACAGATAGTCGTAGTCGCTCCGGCATTAGTGGTTGCTGTTGGACCATCTGTCCCAATACCAAGACGCATATACCGCTGTGTCTTCGGAGAACCATCACCACCAGCCGTAACGTCGTTCTCAGAAGCGGTATACGTGGTGAAGTCAACACCGCGCATGTTCCCCTTCGTGATAGGCCAGCCTGTGCCGAGACCGCCAATTTCTGTCCATCCATCTGCAATCGCATGAGCGAGAACCGCTGCCATTAGAGCAGTATAAGTTCCGGATCCTGTTGAATATGCCATTGTCGCTCCTAAGTTTCATCAATTGCGTAAAAGTTCATTCCACTTGCTTTACTTCTTGTGGAGAAGACACGGTAGTTCACACCGGAAATTGTAACAACTTGCTCTGGAGTCATGACCCCACCACGAGGAACACAGAACACTCCTTCAAGAGCGGAGATATGACCATCAGTCTTATCCACCACGATGACCGGTATGAATGGAAGATCTCCCTGTACTGTTGGGTCAATTCTATCTAGCCAGTGAGCATCGTAGGTGACATAATCACCGAAAGTGTTGTCCGGCCAGTCATTACGAAGAGAAGCTCCAGAATGATAAGGAAAAGTCCAAGACTGTGGATTGAACACTGGATCATTGATTGTAGTTGATGATCCATGGTTAGTGACAGCCTGCCACGTAGCATTTGATCCACGAAACTTTGCGGCTGATCCATCTCCTGGATCAACGAAATCCCGCATATTAGCAGCAGAGGAGGCAAGCCCAACAAGAGGATCATCTCCTGTAGCTCCCACATAGAGAGGGAATGGATAATCATCAGGTAACGCAAACTGAGACATAAATCCAGCATAAACTGATGTGTAGTCCGAGACTCCGGACTTAGTGACGATGATAAACCGAGAGGAATTCACATAGAACCAATATGTTCCTCCGGCGGCATCTGATATAAGATATGACTCCCCGAGACCATCGTCAT